ATAAATACCCTAAAAAAACAAAAATAACTGCTGTAATTCAAGGTAAAGATAAAAATGATGCATATTTATGTGCCAGTCTATTGAATAATTTAGGATATAATAAACTATGTGTTTCATATGGTGCTACTTGGTATAATGATTTTTTCCCACATTCAAATCCTGATATGGGTAAAGCATTAGGTAGAGTAAGATTTGTACAGGGATTGTTAAATTTAAGCCAATTTAAAGATACTAAGTTCCATTTATTAGGATGCTCAGTACCTCAAGAATTTGGTTGGTATGATGGACACCCACAAATAGAATCAATTGATACTTCTAATCCAATAATGGCGGCATTAGAAGGTACTTTAATTTGGGAAAATGGTTTAAATAAAAAACCTAAAGCAAATATGAATGATCATTTTGATGCTAAATTTGAAGATATTCAATATGAAGATATAATACATAATACAACAGTATTTAGAGAGATTAATGGATTTAAAAAAATAGAAAACGGATTTAGGCCCTATCCGGAACATACTGGGTCACTTTAATATTTTTTTTAATTATGAATAAACATGCAGTTGTTTCGCTAAGTGGAGGAATGGATAGTTCCACACTTTTACTCAGAGCGTTATCTGAGTATGATTCAGTTACAGCTTTATCTTTTGATTATGGTCAAAAACATAGAGTTGAACTTGATAGAGCACAGTCTCTAGTTGATTATCTGGCTAAAGAAGGTCATAAGGTAACTTACAAGCAAATTAAGCTTGATGGTTTAGTTGATTTACTTAATTCTGCCCTTGTTCAAGGTGGGGATGATGTCCCAGAAGGACATTATGAGCAGGATAATATGAAAGAAACAGTAGTACCTAATAGAAATAAAATGTTTGCTTCTATTACTCAAGCAGTAGCTTTATCTAAAGCAAATGCTACAGAGGAAAAAGTTGATATTTGTTTAGGTATTCACGCTGGAGACCATGCAATTTATCCTGATTGTAGACAAGAATTCAGAGATGCTGATGATGAAGCATTTAGAATTGGCAATTGGGAAGCTGACAGAGTAGGGTATTTTACACCTTATCTTGATACAGACAAATTAGGGATTCTTCAAAATGGAGAATATTTATGTGAAATTTTAGAACTTGAATTTGATGAAGTCTATTCTAGAACTAATACTTCTTATAAGCCTTTTCCTAGTGGGAACAGTGATTATAAGTCTGCTTCATCTGTTGAACGAATTGAAGCATTTATTGCTTTGGGTAGGAAAGACCCTGTTCAATATGAAGACGAAACTGGTCCAGTGGATTGGGAAGTAGCAAGGGATTCTGTAGCTAAGGTCTTAGCTGATTATTCAGCTTAAAAGGCTTGGCTCGTGGTGTAACTGGCAACACGTCTGGTTTTGGTCCAGAAGAGTCTAGGTTCGATCCCTAGCGAGCCAACAAACCCAGTAGAGCAGTAGGAAGCTCGCTTTGGCTTAACTCGGCGCGGAGAAGTAACTTGTACGTAAAAGTGAAACTCGTAATACAATCGATCGTGAAAAGCAAAGAGGTCAAAGAGGTCGCAGGTTCGAGTCCTGCCTGGGTAGCTAAAAATTAAGGTATGAAAAAATTTATTGAATTTGCATTAATATGGTATAGCCAACAAATGGCAATTCCTTTTTGGATTATTGGGCATGTTCATTTAAGTTTAAATGTTTACCAAGACATACATGAAATACTAGCTAGTTTAGGATTAAATGTATTAGTAGCAGTAGGATTTATAATTGATTATAAGAAAAACGGAAAAAAATGATAAAAATAAAAGATATGGATGGAATTATAAAAGAAAGAGAAAACTTAGATCATATGCCAAATCAAAAATGGCATAAAATAGTAAGTTTTATTAAATCTGGAGTTAGATTAGGAGGTTATTTTCTTCTTATGTTTAACTTGGAGGTTGCAGTAGGGATTCTTATATTATCGGAGATAATAGGAATTGTAGAAGAATTAGTATAATAAATTAAAATTAAAATTATGAGTAAAGTACTTTATTTTACTGCCCCTTGGTGTGGTCCTTGCAGAATGTTAGGTCCGATCATGGATGGCTTAAGCGGCGAAATACCATTTTCAAAAGTTGATATTGATAATGATATGGAAACAGCTGCTAAATATAGTGTTAGGAGTGTCCCAACACTACTTAAAATCGATTCTTCTGGTGAGCAAGTAGGCGATAGATTAGTTGGCTTAGCACAAGCAGAAGAAATAAAAAACTGGTATAATGGGTAAATTTCAATCAAGTAAAGTTTTTGACGGATTTAGTACAGTGTTTCGTCAATGGAAAGCAACAGACACACATTGTAGATTTGTACATGGTTATGGTATTTCATTTAAAGTATATTTTGAAGGAGATTTAGACCATAGAAATTGGGTTTGGGATTTTGGTGGCATGAAAAGAGCTAAAACTAAAATTGATGGCTTATCTCCAAAAGAATGGATGGATTATATGTTTGACCATACTTTAGTTGTGGCTGAAGATGATCCTGAATTACAAGCATTTAGACAAATGGATACTGCGGGTGTAGCTCAAGTAAGAGTTATTGAAGCTACTGGTGCAGAAAAATTTGCTGAATATATTTATAACAAGCTTAATGCATTTGTAACTGAAGAAACAGAAGGAAGAGTAAGAGTTACTAAAGTTAAGTTTGCTGAACATGGAAAAAACGCTGCTTATTATAGCGAATAAATAGGTTATTAGTGAATGAAAAACCACTTTAAAAAATTAACAATATGCACAAACAATTAAAAAGGATAGAAGACTATCAAAAAACACTTGGTGTATTAGAATTATACACTGCAGTACAATCAGAAGGGTCAAGACAAGGTTACCCAACAATCGTAGTTAGAACATCAGGATGCACACATAGATGCTACTTTGGAGAAGGTGGATGGTGTGATTCTTGGTATACTAGTATACACCCAGAAAAAGGGACATTTTGTTTTCAAGACATTATTGATATGTACAATGATCATCCTCATATAAAAGAGATGATGTTAACAGGAGGATCGCCTACAATGCATCCTGCTTTAGTTAATGAATTAACACACTTCGCAAATGAAAATGGTATTTTTATTACTATCGAAACTGAAGGGAGTCACTTTCTCCCAACAGACTACCCTATTAATTTGTTATCTATTAGCCCTAAATTTAGTAATAGCGTGCCAGTTATTGGCGCGGTAACACCACAAGGAGCTATAGTTGATGAAAAAATGGTTAAAAAACACAATTCAAAAAGATTAAATATTGAAGCAATAAAACAATCTATTGCTTATCATGATGATTATCATATTAAACCTGTATTAGATAATAAATTATCTATGGTTAGTGAAGTAGAAGAATTCCTTAAAGAATGTGAAATACCAGAAGATAAAGTTTGGGCGATGCCTGCAGGAGATGATAGAGAATCATTAATGGAGTCTTATGGTCCAGTTATGAATTTTGTTAGAGATAGAGGATGGAGATTTACAGGTCGTTCTCATATTATGGCGTTTAATACTGAACGTTGTGTCTAGAGAAGAAGCATTAGAAATTTTAGAAGAAATAGAGGAAAATGTAGGAGTTTGTTGTGCTATCACAATGGAACCTGATGAAGTATTAGTATTAATAGATAAATTAAAAGAATATTTAAATGAAAATTAAAGAAGCAATTGGCATTTTTGACAATGTTTTTACTGAAGCTGAATGTAAAGCTCTAATATATAAATTAGAAGAAGCTAAAATTAATGGTGAAGCTTATAAGGGAGAAAGCGGTCAAGGAGGCAATACCCAGATTAAAAAATCTACTGATTATAATATTCTCTTGAATGAAAAACATAGAGAAGTATCTGATTTAGTAATGTCTAAATTTAATAATACTTTGTCTAATGTTTATTTAGATAACTTTCCAGGTATTAAAGATTTTAACCACCATAGAATTGTAAATGGAAAAACATATTATCCTTTATTACAAATTCAAAAATATGATAAAGGTTCTGGTCATTATAATACTTGGCATGTTGAACAAGAAGATTTGAATACAGCTGAAAGAGTTTTTGTATTTATTCTTTATTTAAATGATGTAGAAGAAGGAGGTGAAACAGGATTTTTAATAAAAGAAGATGGTGAATATATTAAAGTAAAACCTAAAACAGGTAGATTAATTATACACCCCGCATCTTGGCCTTTTATTCATAAAGGATTTAAACCTGAATCATCAGATAAGTATATTCTAACAACTTGGTTATGTTGGAATCAATAAAACAATTTGGATATTAATTAAAATTTTATTATATTATAGTTATGGCAAGAAAAAAAATACACAATGATTTAGAGGTAGTACAAGAAGGATTTGCAAATGGAGTTGCACCTGGTTTTCCTCTAAATGACAAAGAAAAACAAAAAATGATAAATAAAGCCACTAAAGCCTATGCCAGGTTTTTAGAGGCATTAAAATGTGATTGGCAAAATGATCCTAATTCAGCTGATACACCCCATAGAGTAGCTAAAGCATATGTAAATGATTTATGGGCTGGTAGATATACTCAAATGTCTCCAATTACATCATTTCCATCAGATGGTTATGATGGCGTTATTATAGAACGAAATATACCGTTAACTTCAATGTGTTCCCATCATCATCAAACAATAGGTGGGGTAGTTCATATTGGTTATATAGCTGGAGAAGGTGGTCAAGTAATAGGATTGTCTAAATTAAATAGAATAGTAGAATTGTTTGGAAGGAGGGGAGCAATTCAAGAACAGTTAACATCAGCAATTCATAATGCTGTAAATAAGATTACCTCAGGTAATAAAGGTGTAATAGTAACTATTGTAGGAACACATAATTGTGTTAGTTGTAGAGGTGTTAAACATCAGGGTGCAGCAATGGTTACAACTAAAGCATCTGGTGCCTTTAGAGATAATGATAATTTAGCTAGAAAAGAATTTTTTGATTCATTAAAAATAAACAATGGCGGACACAACATCTAAAGTATATATTGAATGGTCTGAAATTCATGAATTAGTAAATATAATTTGTGATAATTTATCTTTATACCCTCATATAGATTCAGTACATGGATTAGCAAGAGGTGGATTAATTCCTGCAGTAATGATTTCTCATCAAAGAGGATTAGATTATGTTGAGAAAGCTGATATTACTGAAAGAACACTTATTGTAGATGATATTTGTGATTCTGGGCATACTTTAAATAATGCTCCAGGTTGGATGCATGCCGTTTTACATCATAAACCATCAGCAAATTTTGAACCCGCAATTTGGGGTAAATTAATTAAAGACCAATGGATAGTATATCCTTGGGAAAGAGAAGATTCTAAACCAATACAAGATTATTTAAAATGAATAAACAATTAACAATTTTTGACGAATTAAATTACGAAATTCCTGCATCCCCATCGGTGGCTTTCGTAGATGAAGTTGAAATATTTAACGCCACATTTGGCAAACCAAATAATTATGAAACAACAATACCAGAAAAAAAGGAGTGGAAGTTCGTATACGACTTTATCCTTGAAGAACTTGAAGAATATAAGGAAGCTTGCGAAAGAGGAGACATCGTGGAAGTTTTGGACGCTTTGTGCGATATTGCTTACGTTTCCATTGGGAACGGTACTATGTTACACGGCCTTAAGAGTAAGATATGGCCAGCATATTGTGAAGTACAAGCATCTAATATGTCAAAAGCTTGTAAATCTGAAAAAGAAGCCTTGGATACCGTCAGGGTTCGAAGTAAGGAACAAGGTGAGGCCTGCCATTTTGAGAAACTTGAGGAGGGAAGGTATATTGTCTACCGTACCAGAGACAAAAAAGTAATGAAATCAATAAATTATTTTAAACCTAATTTACATCAATTCTTTACAGAGAAAGAAATAGATAGATGTAGACCAAACTTTAACCCAGGAACTATAATTTAATGTATAAAAAGTGTTATACTCAAAAAATAAAAGACAATAAATACAAAGTTTATCTTTGGGATGATATTGGATATGATGAAATTGTTTGGTATAATGCTTCTTATATAGAAGATAGTGAAGGTACATTAAAGGGGATTAATGGTGAAAAATTAAAGAAAACAACAAATTGGGATAGAAATACTCCTAATTTACATTTTCATGATATGAAACCCCACCAAAAATACCTTGTTGAAAGGTATGGTACTGCTGATGAACCTTCTACGTCACATAGAGAATTATTTTTTGATATTGAGTGTGAGATTGGAGGTGCATTAACTGAAGAATATATTGAAAGTGCTCCAATGCCTATTACTTCTATAGCTTGGTGGGATAAACAAGAAGATTGGTGGTCTATTTTAATTTTAGATAAAAAATCAGAACTAAATCATACTAAAGCTAAAAATAAGGAAATAATTCCCTGTAAAACAGAGAAAGAATTATTAGCTAAGTTTTTAGAAAAATTTAGAGAAATTGATCCTGATATTTTAATTGGTTACAATAGTGATTTTTTTGATATACCTTATCTTTATTATAGAATGTGTAATGTATTAGGTAAAGAATGGGCTGATCATTTATCTCCAATTAATAAAGTTAATGCTAAGAAAAATAACGAATATTTTTTCAAACGTAATCAATTTGTAGATATTATTGGTGTTGAGTCTTTAGATTATATTCGTTTACATAAAAAATATAGTTGGAAAGACGAACCTAGTTGGAAATTAGATGCTATAGGAGAAAAATATACAGGTATAGGTAAAGTAGAATATGAAGGTAATTTAGATCAATTATTTGAAACTGATATTCATAAATTTATTCAATATAATTTTCGTGATGTAGAAATATTAAAATTATTAGATGAAAAATTACAGTATATAGCATTAACTAAAAATCTATCCCATAAAGGCAAACATAACTATAGTGAAGTTTATGCTAATAGTGTTACTCAAGATGGAGCAATATCAGCTTATTTATTATCTCAAGGAATTATCCCACCTGCTAGACATGCTAATCCAAAAGCTAAAAAAGGATATGCTGGTGGTTACTTATTTTGTCCTAAAGCTGGATTGTATAAATACATGTTTGATGAAGATTTAACATCGCTGTATCCATCTATAATTATGTCTTTAAATATAGGTAGAGAAACATTCGTGGGACGTATTATAGATGCAGATGACCGTAATAATAGATTGGGTTTAAACGATTTAAAAAAACGTGATTCTGAAGAAGAATTACTAATTAAAAATTCTAAAGATAAATCTACTCATGTTAATGTAGGCAGATTAGTAAATATGGTTGAACAAAATAATTTTTCAATATCAGCTAATGGTTCTATATTCTCAACTGAAAAAGAATCAACATTATCAACTGTCTTAAATAAATGGTTTAATGAAAGAGTTGATTATAAAAATAAAATGAAAAAAGCATTTAAATCAGGAGATAAAGCAATGGGAGACTATTATTATTTAATGCAATATACAATGAAAATTTTGCTTAATAGTTTATATGGTGCTACAGCATTACCTGGATTTAGATATGGATTACCAGAATCTATATTAAGTGAAGCAATTACTTTATCTGGCCACAGAATTATTCAAGAATCTGCTTTATGTGCCAATAAACACATGAACAAAGTAATCAGAGGTGAAACCAAATTAAAAATATGACATTAAAAAAACAATCTATAAGAAAAAATATGCACATAATTGCTAACGGTGAAACTATTAGTAAAGAAGAATTAATTACTATGAGTAAACTTTGGTCAGAAAAACAAGAAAAGGCATTTAAAAAATTCTTAAAACAAGGAGTATTTAGATTTAAAATAAATAATGTAACATTTCAAATTGACTTAGATAGTCCTTTAAGAGATTCACAAGGTAAAAAACCTGGACCTGTAATTAAAATTCCAGGTGATACAAGATTTTAAAATGAAAACAATAAAAATATCAAATGGGGAATTGTTAGATAGAATATCTATTTTAGAATTAAAAAAACTAAGAATGGAAGATTCATTTAATTTAGCTATTGTAGAAAGAGAGTTTTTACAATTAAACCCTAAATGTATAGATTTATTTACTAAAAATGATTCAACTCTTCAAGTACTTTATTTAGAACTATCAGAAGTAAATGGCAAATTATGGGATTTAGAAAATAAAGTAAGAGAAAAGAAAATTAGAGATAAAGATTTTATATTGGCATCTAAAAAAATATTTAAACTAAACCAAACTAGAAATAAATTAAAAAATGATATTAATATAATTACAGGTAGTGATTATAGAGATGTTAAAGAATATGAATTATAATAAAGAACATGGTTTAATTTACTGGGCTACTGCTGGATGTGCTAGTAGAAGTAATTTATCTGCTTTTGATAGTTTAGGAGATAGATACACTTATTATCCTTGGAAAGAAAAAGAAGAAAAATTTGGAACATTTTTACATGATCAAGGTATTCCTCCTGGTTGTGAAGATTATCAAATTATTTGTTCTATTAGAAACCCATATACTAGAGCCGTTTCAGCTTATATTGATTTAATTTCAGATGGTGCTACTTTTGATTTTAAAGAATATTGTTATAATCATAGATATAAAAATTATCCAAATGATGTAGATTTATTTTATTGGTATTATTGGAAAGATTTGGCTGTCCCAGACTATTTTATTAGATTGGAACATATAGCTGAAGATTGGGAGAATATTCCTAGATTTATAGATAATGTAAAAAATTGGGATAATCATAAATCAACAGTATTACATAATTCAGTAGCTGGAGAAAAACCACTTGATGAATATGATGAAAATGGACATCAAAAAGTTACTAGATTTATGGATCAAGAAGTAGCAGATTTTATTTATGAAAAAGATAATATAATTTTTAAATTAGGTAATTACAATAAGGATAGTTGGAAATGAAACATTTAGAAGAAACACCTTGGTATATTTGCGATAAAGAAGACACAAATTATTGTGCCTATGTGGATACAGATTCAAATTACTTTAATGCTGAACCTATACTTAAACATTTATTTCCTGATTTTGAAGATTTATCTGACGAAGAAAAAGATAGTAATTTAGAGAAGGTAGCTTTAGCATACCAAGATATTATTACAGAAGATTATGATAGGTTAGCTCGTGAGACCTTTAACGTCACGAATCACAGACTTGAAATGAAAACTGAATGTGTAATTCGTTCAGCTTATTTCAGGGCAACAAGAAGATATGCACAATGGATTACAAAACAAGAAGGTATAAACAAAGAAGTCTTGGATATCAAAGGTCTAGAATTTATGAAAGCAAACTTTCCACCTATTTTGGGGGAATTTTTCAACGATATCCTTCAACAAGTTCTAAAGGGTGAAGAAAAAAGTAATATAATACAACAAATAAAGGATTTTAAACATAAAATACTTAGTGGTAAAATCCCACTAACTAAATTAGGTAATCCAACAGCTGTAAAAAAATTACAAAAATATTCTGGAAATTCAGCTAGAGCAGGAGAATTATTTACTGAAATATTAAAAGGTGCTCCAGCACCTGTTCGTGCAGCTATTCGTTATAATGATTTACTTAAATTATGGAAATTAGATAGAAAGTATAATCTTATTACTATGGCTGATAAAGTAAAATGGATTTATTTAAAAGATAATCCATATAAAATAGAAGCATTAGCATTTTTTGATTATGATATGCCAGATAAAATTAAAGAATTTTTAGAAAATTATGCTGATAGACAAAAAGTATTTGATTCTATATTATTAAATAAATTAGAAGGATTTTTTAGTGATTTACAATGGAGTTTAGATTTAAACCCTTATATAAATGCATTTGATTCCTTTGAGGTATAAAAAAAATTACGTATATTGACGATATGATAAATAAAAATACATTACAATCTTTTATTTCCAAATATTACATTAATGGGTTAAATAACCAAGTTAAATGGAGAATTAAAGATAATACATTAACAGTATATGCTGGTGAATCAGGTAGAGTATGTAAAGTGGTTTTAGATAGCTTTACTTTTGAAGACTGTGAAATAGGAGTATTTGATACAAATAAATTAATAAAACTTCTAGCTATTACAAATGGTGATTTATTGTTATCATCTGAAAAACAAGGTGAGTTACATACTAAACTTAATATTTCAGATGTTAATTATGAATTAGATTATGCATTAGCTGATACATTAATAATGGGTAAAACCCCTTGGTATAGTGATCCCGAAGAAGGTTTTGAAATAGAGTTAGATTTAGGTAGAGAGGAAGTAGATAATTTAATAAAAGCTAAAAATGCTCTTAGTGATGTAGATAATATGTTGATTCAATCAACAAAAGATTTAGATGGAAATTTAGTATGTGAATTTTTATTTGGTGATAATACAGGATTTTCAAATAAAATTACTTATCAAATCCAAGGTATTATAAAAGATAGTGATATTAAATTACCATTTAATTCCGATATATTTAAAGACATTTTAAATGCTAATAAAGATATAGAAAATTGTTCTATTAAAATATCAAAACAAGGAATGATGAAAATTGCATTCGAAGGAGACATAAATAGTATTTATTATATAGCACGAAACGAATAAATTAAAAAATTATGAGCAAAATTAAAAGAGTAGATTCTGCACCAGATAGTCAGTGGGGTCAAATTTATACAAATGAATTTAAACCAAATCCTGAACCAAAACCAAGAATGTGGATTGTAGATAATTTCTATGAAAATCCAGATGCAATAAGAGAATTTGCTTTGGGTCAATATTACTTTGATGATCCAGGTTACTTAGGTATGAGAACAAGAAAACAATATTTATTTGATGGTGTTAAAGAAAGATTTGAACAGATTATAGGTTCTAAAATTGTTGGAAAAGAAATGTGGGAAAATTATGGAATGAATGGAAGATTCCAATCAGCTAGTTCTGGTACTTCTTTAGTTTATCATTGTGACCAACAAATGTGGGCTGGAATGATTTATTTAACCCCAAATGCTCCTGTTGCTTCAGGAACTAGATTGATGCAACATAAAGAAACTAAAATAAGGCATAGTCAAGAACCAGTAAATGGTAAAAATATTGATCATGCTTTTAATCAACATTCATTTGTTGATCCTCATCCTTATGAAGATGTTGATGTTGCTGGAAATGTTTACAATAGATTAGTTATTTTTGATGCTAAATGTATTCATGCAGCTCAAGATTATTTTGGGTGGGATATTGAGTCTGGTAGATTATGGCATATGTTCTTTTTTGATACAGAACCATTACCAGGACAAATAGGATAATTTGGAGAAGTGAATTTTCCTTATTATATTAATATGTATAATAAACAAAACATTGTAGCTAGGGCACAAGTTGTGTTTTAAATTAACCGGAAGCTTCGGCTCCATAAAATAAAAATGATATGAGTACATTAGAAATCTTTGAAAGGCATATAAGTCCTTTCGACATCCTTTTTAGGAACCACTTTAAATCTGACAGCACATTTCAACCTGTTGGAGAATTCAAACAACCACATCCACTTAATATTTTCTTTGACGATGCAGGACTTCATTTTGAAGTAGCTTGTACTGGTCTTACTAAAAAAGACGTAGTCTTAGATATTGAAGGGGATACTTTAAAAATTAGTTATACCAAACCAGAAAAAGAAGAATTTCATAAAGGAATGATTCATAATGGTTTATCTAAAAAATCATTTGATTTAAGATATAAAATTGCTCCTAAATTTGATTTAGGTTTAATTGATGCCTCTTTAACAAATGGTTTATTAGAAATTTTTATACCATTAGCTGAAGAAGCTAAACCAAAATCTATTAAGATTAAATAAAAGTTTTACTGAAAAAACGTGTCCTAGCAGATGTTTTTTCGTATATTGTCGTTATGAAAAAAAGCAAACAACTTACAATTATTGAGGATTCAAAATTAGAACCTTATTTTATAACAAAGGATGACCATTGTTATACTGTACAAGAACGTATTACGCCTAATGCTGACCATTTTAGAACAAAAGGTAAAGGAAAGGAATATAGTAAACCCCAAACTTACCACCCTAATTTAGGTAGTGCATTAGAGTCTATTTCAAAAATGCAATTGCATACGAAAGAAAATTATACATCAATTGATGATGTTATAGAAAATTATAGAAAAATCGAATCAAATATTAAACAATACATTAAACAATTATGAATTTAGAAGCGCTATTTGACGCAGTTATAGTTAAACCTATTGAAAACGAAGAAGTTACTTATGGAGGAATTATTGTTCCTGATATGGGTAAGGAATTAAATGAAGTAGGAGAAGTTATAGCTGTAGGTCCTGGAAAATATACACATTCAGGAGAATTTTTAGAAACAATTATTAAGATAGGAGACAGAGTTGTCTTACCAACTATGGGATTCACTAAACTACAATTTGATGGTGAAGAATATTATGTTGGTCCTGAAAACCAAATCCTAGCTAAAGTAACTGTACCAGTAGAAGATGTACTGGCTGAGACAGAAGTAAGT